GCATCTCAAACATGGACTGAACCATGTTCTTGTATGGAATCTGATAGAGAGAAGACTTGTCCTCATGATCGCCAGGAAGAAAACCAATCTCTCTAGTGGCAACCAGAGAACGAACGATGTAGATCTTTTCGTATGGTGTGTACTCATTCAGTACATCTTTCAATGCTTTGTAGAGCGCCACAAAGGTCTTACCTGTACCTGCGACACCATAAGCATAGATCATCTTGCCTTTATCCCACTCATCAAACATAACCTGTTGGTTATGAGTGAGAGGTTCTACTGGGAGCATGTATGCTTCATCAATAGGTTTGCGACGCTTACGCTGCTTCGCAGTCATACCCTCTCCAGGTGCTTTGTTAGTCTTCTTTCTTGCGGGCATAATCTTAGTTGTATTTGTCTGTAATAGATTTGTTGCCACCCAGTGCTGCCTGAGGAGCAATCTTATTCTTCATAATGTCATGGAATCCAGGATGAGATTTACTCATCTTGTCTCTCCATTCACCAACTTCACCAGAGGCAGGACATGTAGAGGGATCACTCCAGTCTCGCGTCCAATCTGGGTTGTCATCTTTCCACTGGTCCCAATCATGAACGCTAAGCACAACGCTCTTTTGTTCGCCAGTTTTAGTATTTACTACAGGATATGTTGCCATTAGTTCCACTCCAAAGCTTCGGCACAAATAGGAAATTGTTCGCAGAACACACGCTTTGCATCGTTAGCAATATCCATATGTTCTTTCTGCGTTCCATTAGCAGACCGCAGAGTTATATAGTGAATCCATGACCGAACTGATCCCGTCATGTAGATTCTTGTGGGAACGGCGAGGGGAAGCACAAAACGCGAACACTCCTTTGCGATTCCCATCTCAAGCATATGCTTGTAAATATCCATAGCACTCTCAAAGTGTCGCTTGATAGTAATCTCAAGCTCTTGCTTCAAGAAAGGATCAACATCATCAATAGAGTTCTGACGATTCTTTGTATCCTGACGACGGAGATCAAACATCGGGATCTGATCTGCCAACATAGAACTGTCAGCATACCGCTGGGAAAACTCTTGATATGTGAACGAACGATGACGCAAAATTTGAGCTGCGATTCCGCGAGTAGTCTCGATCTCAAGTGTCATGTGTGCCTGCTCGAAAACAGACCAGTGGTTGTGCTTGATACAATATTTTAGCAGACCAGCAACCTTAGGATTCTCCTGGTTGTTCGGGTTCGATACTCTCGCCACGTACCCCATCGTCTTCTCTGCGTCTGGGGTTACTGTTACCAACTTCACTGAATTCATTACTAAATCCTTTCTCCTGCTTTCGTTTGATTTGTTTGGCTTTCAGTGCTATTTTAGCACGAACTAACTGCATTGCCATGTAGGCAAGTTCCTCTTCTGTATACAGTTCAGGTCTCTTCTTTGCTTCTTTGATTGCTTTCTTTGCTAATCTAATTTGATCTTTTAGACGGGTCATAATAGGCTTTGTAATAGGCAACGATGCCATCGGTTCTCATGTTTCCTTGAGATACCCAATCATGAATGCATTCATAGATGCTTTGGTTGCTGTAGCGTGGTGATCCATCAGAGCAGATCTCTGATCCAAATTTCTTCAGAAGAATGTTTAGTCCTTGTGTTCTTACGTCCATGCGTTCGTCGCTGTAGCGCCAATCAGTCTGGGTATCCGTCATCGTCTCCTTCGTCATAATTAAATCCAAAGTGTGGTCCACCTTGCTGCAATTGAATCTTGTAAGCATCAGTGTCAGAATAAACCTCGCTCTCTAACGCATTTGTCAGAGACTTGAGGTTCTTGACGATGAGTTTAAGTTTTTCTCTATCCATATTTAGATAACAGATGTTAGGAGTATAACATAAAAAAAGAGGGGTCGCAACCCCTCTGGAATATTATTTGAGGATGTAGCTACAGATCCTCTTGCATTGTCCTTGGTCTAATGAATCGCACTCAATTAGACATTCAAAGTAGTCGTTAAGTTTTTGATTTTCTACCTCCAATCCATCGAGTGTGTCTTCAAAGTGTCGCCACTCATCTAACTGTGAGCGGGATAATAGATTGTGCATCGTTCGCCCTCATGCAATGAACCATAATGTAGGGGAGGGTAAGGGTTCATTTTTTCACCTCGCATAATTCTACTACTATCTATATGTTAAAGTATCAAAACATACATTTTACGCAAAGAATATTATTGCCTACGAGTTTATACTTAGACAAAAAAAGAGGGGTCGCAACCCCTCTTACTTACTAATCTTCCAGCTAGTCTCGCCTCGTGATTTTAAGTAAACCATCTTGGCATAATGTACACCACGATAAGTCAAAAATCTAAAGACTTTATCTGGATCGTGTTTGTTTGGATCAAATTCTGGAAGGTCATATTCTAAACTGACCTTCAGCATTTGCCTACCCCCTATGTAAAAGGAGTAGTTCTCCATAAATCATGCCGATGAATGCTACACAACCTAGGGACGTGAGTCCGACTACTTGTAGTGCGTCCATGGCGATCACTTGCTGTAAGTCTTACCACGATAGCAGAAAGTGCCATGTGGTTCAGACATCTCAACACAACGGGTGTCATACGCAACGCCACGATATGCAACGTGAGTAATCTGTGCGTCGTGAAGGGCAGCAGCTTTCTTGATCTGCTTGCGAATTAGATTAAGGGTGTTCATTGTAGGTCTCCTAAAGAAATGAGTTAATTAAAACCCGTTCCTTCAGTCGTTTGCGTCCCAATACCAATCACATTCTGGTGCTGATTCCTTTACGGTCTCGACTAACTCTACCTTAAGCATGTCACTAAGGTTTTCGTTTGCCCTAATCCTCAGCATTAATGCGTCGGTTTGTTGGCAACTGAGTGTAGTATACAGAAGTAATTCTGCTAGCATGGGATGAACGCTCCGTTCCGCGACTTACTTGCGTCCTAAGTTAGCGTCTGATTACACTGACCCTCTACCTTAGATCTAAAGTAACTTATCAAGTTATATTTAGATCTACGATCCAAATTGTCATCCATAAGGACTTCAATTCGTTTCTGAAGGAACCTTTCACAAGACATGTGCCACCCATAAGGGTTGCTATCATCATGATGAGCGAGGGTCAACGCTAGCAAAACTGCTAACATAAGGATGAACGTATGGTAATTATACCAATACTATCTATGCTTTGTCAAGTGTATTATTTGATACAGTTTAGTTACCTGCTAGGTAGAAGGCATCCTCTCGTGCGCGACACACACGTTTAACTTCTGCATCATAGATTGGTACAGTGCCATTGCCAGTGATTAAATTTTTTGCAAAGTCAAACGCTTCTTTAAAACGTCCGAACTTGTATACATCATCATAGGTCTTTGCAGACACCAGGACACCATCTTTCCTCCAAGTCTTCATCGTATGCCAGACTGTAGGTTCAGATAGTTTGCGGTAGAAAATACACCAGTTTCCTGTTTGATCTGCACTCATTTCTTTTTACCTTTTGGATCGTTCCAGAGTTTAGGATTAACCCTACCCTCTGTTTGTGTCATGGTAACAAAATCACGACCATATTTATCGTAGTAGTCATCAAAGATATCTACTTGCTTTGGTCCAGCAGCGATATCATATTTTGAAAGACCACCTTCCTTATACTCTATCATGAAAGCAGTATAAGGAAGAGATCTATCCTGACAAAGAGAAGGATCACAATCCTTATGAATAATTTTACAACCTTTTCCCATTAAGAACGATTACCCCATTGAATTTGCGGAAAGGCTTGCTCGACACATTGTCTGGTAATCTTCCAGCGTTTGCCAATCTGCTTGTCTTTCATTAGACACAATACCTCAGCTTCTCCATAATGTAAACCCTCTAGGAGTTGAATAAACAAAGTTTCACGTCTGGTCTGTGATACATTAGCACCACCCTTAAAGAAAAGATAGAGCTTACGATACTCATGTACGAGTTTAGTATGCTCTGTATCTTCTGGCGCTTCGTTCTTAGTGTAAGGCACTTCACCTTCTGGAAGCATAGAGATTACACTCTCATCAAAATTTGCAATCAGGATCTGCCTGAGTGCTGGAGAGTTATGTTCTTGCAGAAGTTTAATCTTTTGTGCCTTTGTCTTAGCATTGCTAACCTTTTGCAGCACTTCATTCAGTAATAATTGCATGACCTATTCGATTGCGTAAGTATATTTAGTCGTCGTCAAATTCGTCTTCATCAACAAAGCGGACTGAGAGTAGTTCTTCGTTGATCCACTGACCCTCGCTATCTAACATTTCAGGATGAACATTTTCTTCTTGGGTGACATAGATGTACTCGTGAAATTTTTCGTTCACGGTCCAACCAGCAAAAACTCCTACACATAGAAAAATGAATGACGCTGTTGCTGAGAGATAGACGAATAAAGTTTCAGTCATTGTTCAACTCCGAACTAATCTGTTTGCTTGTCCCACCAAAGTTCTAAGTTGAAGTAGACTCTTCGCTTTAAGAGGGTAAAAAATCTAGTAATTGCGAAACCTTTTGAAGGTTTCTCTTCCTTCTCTTCCTTCTTCTTAGCCCCCCTAAGCATGAGCTCTATGCCTTTATTTATTTTAAGTTCGCTCATTTTTTTCGGGGAGATACCAAATCATTTTCTAGAAAATATTTGGCAGTTTCAGTAAGACCACCAACAACCTCACCATCAATAACCACATAAGGATAAGAGTTGGCATCTGGATAATCTTTCTTCAATCTGCCATCATTTTCATTGATACATAAAATTTCTTCCCAAGAAACTCCTGCTCGTTCAAACAATTCCTTTGTGTATTTACAATACTTACAGTTAGGAATACTATAAACTAAAATTTCCATAAAAAAAGAGGGTCCTAAGACCCCCTAATTATATCACAAAGCATTACCTCTTGGCAACACTTCTTCAGGGAACACAAAGTTCTCATGTGGTTGATCCACTGGTGCCATCCAGGCACGTAGACCTTCATTCAAGAGAATGTTCTTGGTGTAGAACGTCTCGAACTCTGGATCTTCTGCTGCTCTAATTTCTTGGGAGATGAAATCATAAGCCCTAAGATTGAGAGCAAGACCAATAATACCGATGGAAGAAGTCCACAGACCCATAACAGGAACAAACAGCATAAAGAAATGCAACCACCTCTTATTGCTAAACGCAATACCGAAGATCTGAGACCAGAAACGGTTTGCCGTAACCATTGAATAGGTTTCCTCCTCTTGGTCTGATGTGAAACCTTTGAATGTGTTTGCACCTTCACCATCCTCATAGAGAGTGTTCTCTACTGTAACACCATGGATCGCGGAAAGCAATGCTCCACCCAAGATTCCTGCCACACCCATCATATGGAAGGGATTGAGCGTCCAGTTAT